CAAGAATAAGAAGCGCTACAAACAACCATCTCATTGTGTCTCTCCCGACATGAGGCACGTCGTGCTAAGAGTCAACGTAGGCGGCGCAGTTGTCGAGCATGCAATAACGAGACCACCAAAAAACAAAAGCGATTCAGGAAGCCAAGAAGCCCCCAACGTATCGCCAGCCGGATTGAGCTGATAAGCTTTCAGCAGGCAAGGCGCCTGCGCACTTACGGAACATCCAGCGATCGTACCGTTCACCGGCACCGTCGCCGTATCCATGAGAAACGCCCACGTCGCCGTACCACTTACATTGCTGACTTGAAAATCAAAGAGCTTACCCGCAGCCGTTTTAAGCTGACACGTCCCGACCTGAGCATTAGTACAGCCAAAAGCCCCAAGTCCTGCCTGCGTCTGCGCCCAGGCCGACCAACAAAGCAATGAAAGGAGAAGTGCTAAAGACCAACGCATCATCTATCTCCTTGGAGCTGCTGAAGCATCTTGTAGCCTATCCTGATGGATTGCGCCAGCCGGCCCCTGCCCACCCCTAGGAGGCCCTGAAGCCGCACCCTGCCGCGGCGCACCGCCAGGAGGAGGCCCCCCAGCCCCAAGAGGCCCACCAGGACCGCGCTGCATCTGCATCATCTGTGCCATCTGCGCTTGCATCTTCTTTTCCATCTGGAAGCGATGCAGCATCATGTGCTCGCGCACCGCCCCCGTGGGATCGCCATTCTCCATGGCCTGCATGTGCTCCTGCATGTGCTTCTGATCCTCGTCCAGCTCATGCACAGGCAAAGCAAGCCCCATAGCGAGGTACTTGTTCTCCTCGTCAGGAGCCATGGACAGCTTGGACTTCAAATTCTTGAATATCTCAGGAGCCATACGAGACCCAAAAGCGTTCTCCACCAACAAACTTATAACAGGCACCAAGTTTATCTCGTACCCCTTATACTGGTCCGGCGGAATGCCCTTGATGACGTTCATCGCGCTTATTTGCATCTGGATAGCTTGCGCATTCCGCGCTGCCTCTACGCCGAACCACCTAAATTCGTACCGACGATTGGACTCGATAACGGGAATTTCTTCCATCCGCGCAGCAAGCCCCATTTTACCATATTCTCGAACTGTAATCGGCTGCTCTCTAAATTGATGGTCGAGATCGACAAACCATCGGAGGAGGGGCGTGAGTATTTCATCTTCAATGTTCGTACATACGTCGGCTGTGCTGAGAATGTCAACTTGCTGTTCATTTGCTATCTCCGCTTGATTTCGTTTAGTCTTCTGTCCTGTAGATTGCGCAATAGCCGCAGGAGAAACAGACAGAACCTGAAAAATTTCTGTCTTCGCCGAAGCAACGATCGAGAAAGCATCCTTCCATAGCGGAGGGAACTGGGCAAACTTCGTGTCATTTGGGCTCGTCTCCCAAATCGCCGCGAGATTAAGAACCATCGACCCTGTGCGCGGATTCTTCGTCGGGTCGGTCATGATGATAGGAAGAAGGGCGTACGCAGCACTATCCCACCCCTCGTTCACCACATCGTTCGCGCCGTACTGAAGCTTGTCCACCGCCGCGATCTTCGACGCGCCCTTAAACGACCCACTCAACTTGTTCTGCGCTGCAGAGAGCAACGGACACTTGTCATTCCAAAAAGGATTAAGCCGTGCACTTGGGATACGTTCCTCCCCCTCGACACCACCGGCGTAATAAATCCTGCACAGCCGCCGCTCACCGTCCACCTTCAAACGTGCAAACATCTCGTAGATAACGATTGCTTCACCGTCCTTATCGGACATGATACCGGCAGCATCAATATGCTTCTTAGCCGTCTTGGGATCGCCATCCTGCCCCGTACCGTAAGCAGCGATATCCTTCTCCAGAAGCTCCCCAACCTCCTCGTCAATCTCCCCATCGTCAACGGCTTGCTTCAAGCGTTCTTTAGACCAGATACGCTTGATCGCTACGACACCGCCCTTAGCAAGAGCATCACCCACAGAGGAAGCAAAGACAGGAACCACAACCACGTCAGTATCAGAAAGAACTTCAACGGTCGGCCCCTGATGTACCACCACGGCCGTCTCCATGTCGTCGTCCGCGTCGGGGTCGATGTTCTCAATCTCCTCGCCTTCGATCTCAGCCTTTGCCTTGGTCCGGTAAACCACATGTCGTTCACTGTCCGACCAGCCCACGTAAATGTTGTATTGCCCCTCGATGTCCCCGTTGATCATCAACGCCGGCATAACCTGCGTGCGCAGCTTCGTCTTACGAATGTAGTGCTCCAAGAGAGCCATCACATGGTAAGGCTTCTCATCGGATGTGATGCACTCAACGTTACGCTGTGAGCGGGGGAAAATCTGATTGACAAATCGCGTCTTGCGCGCGTCTATGGCTTCCTTGACAATGGGAACGTAAATCTGCGAGTTGCCAGAGTAACCCTGCTTGACACCGAGAACAGTGTTGTAAATGTCCCAATAGTCACACTGATCGTTGCCCCGCTCCCACTGGTCCATGAACGCCTTGTCCACGCGCTTGGCCAGCTTCAGAACCGCCTCGCGAATCTTCTCGTCACCCCCCAGCTCTCGATTGCGATCCTTTACGTCTTCCTTCTCAGCGTAAAGCTCGCACCAGCCTTCAGGCGAAATGGCGCCCATGACCTTGGCACAAGCTTCTCCGTTGATGAAGAATTTGCAATCCTTACAAGCGTCTATAGGATCGCCAGCAAGCTCAGAATAATTTACGTCACCCTTAGATTTTCGTTTCGCCATGTCCAACCGCGGGCTGTGGCCGCGCAGTCAGATACCGCCGGCCCGAAGCACCGTCTATAGCATAGTTCGGCCGGTCGTCGCCAGACCCCAAAGACTGCCCAGCAACGGCCATGAAAGCCTCAAAACCCTCCATTAGAACCTTGTAGACGCCCTCCTCGGCCGCCCCGCTGACCGGGCCACCCTTGACGATGGAAGCCGCGTAGCCCCCCGCAAAAGCGTTCAAGGCCCACGATGCCCCCGATGATACCACCAGCGCAGGCTGGCCGTGCGCAAGGCTCTCCAGTCGTTTACGGATCTCTTCTCGGCCCACATTAATTGATCCAGCCCGACTGACCCGCGCGCCTGCTCGTGTAGAGACCGCATAGAGCCCGAGACTGTCATACTGCCCCCAGTGCTCAGCAGGCGCGTATAGTACAACCTTTCCCCCGGCCACCAGCTTAGCATCCGCAACAAGCTCCTGAAAAGAAGACCCAGGTTCTCCTTCTCGAACGAAGCTCGCCAATACACGCACCGTTCCCCCGACGAGCTGCGAAAGTACGCCAGTGGTGTAGAGCCGGGTAGCATTGATCGCAAGATAGCATGCCGTGTTGCGTTGAACATCCAAGTCATCCACTACATTGTTGAAACCGAAGTTGTCATATATAGCCAACCCAGGTCTCATGCGCAAGGCATAAGCCAGCGCATTAGGCACGTCGATCCTTCCGGTCGGAAAGCTTAACAACTGCTGCTGCAACGTAGGCAGCTCTTTTGCAAAAGTAACCTCTCCGCTCACGAAAAATGGCTGCAACGAGCGGATGAAGGCCAATTTGCCAGCAGGCGCAGGGAGAGTTGTGACAGGGATAATCTGTTGCCTCCGTGTCTGCTCGGCCCGCAATGGCTGCAGGATAAACTCCTCCAGCCCTTCCTTCTCGATCCCGATCTTGATGGGACTGTACTCCTCCCACGTCTGGAAGATGTCCTCGATGATCTTGTCCGGCATCCACAATTCCCCGGAAGCGTCCCACACTATCAGCTTGGTCCCAACCCATGAGAACACCACCTTTCCCGTATGCGCCGATGAAGCCTTGACCGTCCGCGCCGGATCATACATCGCATAAGTTGGATGCCAAGTACGCACGATCGGATCGACCTTGAACATGGCTCGCGTGAAAACGCGCGTGGACGGATCGACCGCCTCGACCATGAACTCCTGCATGTACTCGTTGAGCATGCCCGAGCGCATGAATTCGTCCTTGCGAAAGTCGATGTGCTCCAAAGGAAATCGTGACGGCCATGTCGCCCGACGGGTCCCGTTCTCGTCCAGGTACTCCCAGGGGTAACGGTGGACCGTCCACCCCCCGTTCTTATCCAGCCACGCAGCAAGGCAGTCGGGGTCCAGCAGGTTGGCCAGGATGTGAACCTTGGCATCGGGCGCCATCGCCGGCACCAGCGTCCGCATCAACCACTGCCGCGTCTTCTCCCGCTGCTCGGGGGAGCTTACGCTTTCTTCGTCCTCGATGTCGTCGATGAGGCAGCAGTCAGGCCGCTGGTCATCGTGTTTAGTTCCTCGGAGGGACTGCCCCCGACCGAAAGCTTGGATGACGACTCCGTTGTTGAGGACAACTTTGTCTTCGTTCCAGATGGGGCCATGGAGGTCTCCGAAGATGGCGCGGATGTACGGGTTAAAATCGAGTTCGTGCTTAACTGACGCAAGACGCTCGCAAGCACGAGTTGCGCTTTCTCCAATGATGATATGATTGCGAAAACGTCGCCAGCAAGCTCCGATCGTGATGGCTTCCTCAGCAAGAGTGCTTTTTGCTGCGCCACGGAAAGCAAGGAACAGAAGTCGTCTACTTTCTCCATGTAGGTCGCGGATGATGTCAAAGTGGAAATCCGGCGTTTCGTTCGGATGGCGGTGGGCAAAGAGCACCCTATGAGCGTTGTATGGGTTGACCTGGGGAGACAGACGGATGACCGCCTGTTCCAGTGGAGTGAGAGAAGCTACGTCGATCACTTCTTATTCCAAGGTTTGAAGTTCTGCAGCGTCTCCATCGACGGCCACGTACCATCAAAGGTCAAAGCGCGATCGTCAATGGTAAGAAAGGCAGCAGGTTTCTCCAACGGCCATTCCAAACCGTGCGCCCAGTGTGGTACTATTTCACTAGGCATCCATTTGAGCATCCAATCCTGCATGGCTTTCAAACCGCCGGGTAAAA